TGTTTTACGAGAAGGCCACGCTCACGGAGGTGAGTGCGTTTATGATGGGTGCATTCGCCCTTATGTTTTTAAAAGACCCTAAAGATGGCGAAGCAACAGGCGGTAAGCCAACGAATCAGTAAGAGCAAGAAGCGAGGCAAGCACTCCAAGAGTGCAAGCAGCAATAAGGCGAGTAAGAACTACTCCAAGCCCTACAAGTCACAGGGTCGTTAAAATGTGCATTAAGGCGCACTTTACCTGTTAATGTACGTTTTAATGTACATTATGACTACAAATTGTGCAATTAAAGGCACATTAAGCACTATGCAAAAAGTGCAAAGTGTAAACTCAAATGAGCATAATGTGTAAAACAGACAACTTTTGATATTAAAAACGTGACCAAGAACTTTACCCTCGCAGAACTGACTGCTACAAAAACAGGCCTTCCTAACGCTTTACCCAAGCATCTGGAGGGAAACCTCCGTGCGCTTGCAGAAAACGTCTTACAACCCACGAGAGATGCATTAGGTGCGGTGAAAGTAACGAGTGCATACCGCAGCCCTGCGGTGAATAGCAAAGTAGGGGGAGCAAAGACCTCGCAGCACGTTCAAGGCCAAGCGGCCGACCTAAAGTGCGAAGCAGGCAACGAGGTTCTTTTTAATTGGATTAAGGACAATTTGGACTTTGACCAACTCATCTGGGAGTTTGGCACGGACAAAGCGCCAAGTTGGGTGCACGTGAGTTATTCTAATACCAAGAATCGCAAACAAATCCTCAAAGCAGTCAAACACAATGGCAAAACCAAGTACTTCAACTTTTGATAACTGGCTCAATGAACTCGAAACAAAACCCCAACCCACTTGCAATATGGATTCTGCCGATGGTAGCTGCGACTCTTGCGGCAGTTAGCAGTTGCGCTTCTGTGAAACCAGTCCTGCAGAGTGTGGTTGTAAGGGACACGGTGATTGTAACCAAGACAAAGTACCTAACCGACACTCTGGAACTTTACAAGGACACGACAATTTACCAAGACAAGGTAAGGCTTCAACTCCAGTACATCGACCGAAAGGTGTACGTTGAGGCAACGTGCTTGCCCGATACCATCCGAGTCACCCAGACCAAGATTCTAACGAAGGAGAAGAAGCAGAGGGGATGGACTTTTGAAGGTGCTGCAGTTATGCTTGGACTTATCCTCGTTGCTGCGTACTTCATCAAGAAGTGGATAGACAAGCTCGTAGAGTAGGTTTATTTGGCTTCTGCTGCACTTAAATACTAAAATGGTATAAGTGTATAACTTGAGGTATTTGGATGCGTTAGAACGCAACTTCTTTCTTTTTCTTTGTTAAGTTTCTTTTTCTTTAAGTTGTTTGGTTAAGTTAAGAGTTGACTAACTACTAACTAAAGTCAAGTTAATAGTTGATTAATTAGTTAAGTTAAGTAAGTTAACTATTCAACTTTGATAAAAAACAAAATAAAATTGACATACGCAAGTACTTATGCTAATTTGTAATGATTCTAAATAATGAATGACCATATCTACATTTATTGGGATGATGTACCTTTGGCTAATGACACCAAAGTACTACATCGGCAAGACGTTGAAGATAGAGGCGAAGGATGTTGTGATGGACTTCCAACCTGATAATTACAATCTTGGAACTGCCCTCACCTACCTAATGCGTGCAGGCAAGAAACCTCACAATCCTATCTGCGATGACATCCGCAAGGCCATCGCTCACCTAAATTTTGAACTTGAACGCCAAGATGAGCAGCAAACCATTAGCGCAACAAGCGAAGGAAGCCAAACAACAACAGGAAAATATGCAGTACTATACTAACCCTGCCAAACGCAGGAAGATTGACTTCATCCTTGAGGAGTGTGCTACGCTGATGTCTAACTGCGAAGCCTCATACCAAGCTCGCCAACAGGCGAAATACAAAGAACAAGAGCTACTGGGTGAGATTGCCAAGATAGACCTGCACTTCGCCATCCAATGCGGATACCTTATCCCCGATAATTGACATACAAGATTGTCGTAGGCAAGGTTCCAAGCCTCAACGCCTTCTATGCATCAAAGCATTGGACTGCCCGTGTGAAGGCAAAGGAGTTGGTATCAAAGGAGGTGATGTCGCAGCTTGAGAAGTACGACCTGCAAGAGATAAAAGACGTACACATCCATTGCAAGGTGAACTACCGCTACGATATTGACAATGCAATAATGGCGGTGAAGTTTGCCCTTGACACATTTAAGACTTGGGGTGGTGTGAAGGATGATAGCCGCAAGTATGTGCATTCCTTAAAGTTGGTTCACGACCAAAGTATTGGGATTAACACGGCAGAAATAACCTTCACAGGTTTGTTGGTATCAGAATAAGTTGTATATTTGCATAACTTAAAACCAATCAGTTATGACTTTATCCTTCAGTTCAGACGTTTACACCGAGATGGTGCAAGTGCAACAAGCACAAATCCAAGCACTTCAAAACAAGATACAAGAGCTTCAAGCTCGTATTGATGTTCTGGAGCAGCAATCAATTTTATTTATCTAAAACCAATCTATTATGTCAAAAATTATTTCAATCACCCCAACAGGTCAATGGCAGGATTTATTCAAGCTCGAAGTTCGCTTCGACAATGGAGACTTCGGTACTGCCTTTGCCAAATCACAAACACCACCCTATGCCGTAGGCGAAGACGTGGAGTACACCAAGAACGAAAAGGGTACGGTGAAAATCCAACGTGCTAATGCCTTTGGCGGTGGTGGAGGCTATAACCAATCAGCTCCATCTGCGCCTAAAAATAACGATGAGCGCTCACTTTCAATTATCCGACAGGTAGCTCTAAAGGCTGCGGTCGAGTACGCTTGTGCTGCTCAGCACGATGTCAACACCATCCTTGCCAACGCAGAGACCTTTAACGCTTGGATGACTGGTCAGAGCGCTGCTCCTGCATCACACACCGAGCATTTTGCAAATCGCAACGACCCTTTCTGATTGGTTTTTAATAGGTCGTTGTGTGAAGCCCCTCTACGGAGGGGTTTTTTTATGTCAATTATTTTGTTATATTTGCTCACCAATCAGAATCAATGATACATCCCGACCTACTACCTAACGAATCTTCGTTACCATACCTCCAGAGAGCCTTAAAGGGCAAGTACTACGACACAGGCAAGCTCGGTGTTTATGAAGTAGACCAATACCTACGCCTGAAAGATGGTGAGTTTGTCGTAGTGGTCGGCCACGCCAACGTAGGCAAGACCCACACCCTGCTTTACCTGATGCTTTTGCAGTCGTATAACTTTGGTAAGAAGTGGCTGATATACTCCGCAGAGAATGAAGTGCCAAGCCTAAAACGCAAGTTAATAGAGTTCTTGGTATGCAAACCCATACAAGGCATAGATGAGGGGATGATGTTCCGCAAGTTGGACTTCATCAACGAGTACTTCCAATTTCTTGACGGCAATCGCCTTTTTACCGCATTCGAACTTCTTGAGGTAATGAGCAGCATCAAGAACGAATGGAACTACACGGGTGCTTTGATAGACCCATACAACTCCCTATCAACAGACCAAAAGAAATTAGGCAAGACAGGGATGCACGAATACCACTATGAGGTAGCCTCTGCCCTTCGGGTGTTTGCGCATCAGAACAACGTCACGACAATCGTAAACGCTCACCCTGTAACCGAAGCGATGCGCAAGACATTCTACAAAGGCCACAAGTATGAAGGGATGGCGATGCCTCCAAACACATCAGACATTGAAGGTGGCGGCAAGTGGGGCAACAGGTCGGACTGCGTAATCGTGATTCACCGATTCGCTGCACACGAAACCGATTGGATTTACACGCACATCCACGTTAGGAAGGTCAAGGAGATGGAATCGGGAGGGCGCATAACGCCCCTTGAAACTCCCTTAATACTTCAGAGCGTATTAGGTAATGTTGGCTTTGTGATAAACGGGCGTAACTTGCTGCCAATTAAAACGGATGAAACCCCTGCGAGCGATGTACCCTTCTGATGACTCCCACGACCTTTACATAAGGGAGAAGCAGTTGATGCTTGCAGGTACTGCGATGTGGTTGGCGCAGCAAGCAGCAGACAAAGCAAAAGGCCGAGAGGTACAAGATGACATCCTGCACCACGTTATGAGCTGCCACTACGCAGACCTACTACTTCAGCAGTTCATTGACTACCGCCAGTTCACCGAAGGCAAGATGAACGAGATGTACCTTGCTAACGCCAAGCTGCGAGTTGATAGCGAGCAGATGCACTACGAGATACAACGCCTGCAAGGGATAATAGAAGACAATCTATGAGGCAGATTCTATCTCCCTTTCAGAAGTACGAATGCTTTGCAGTAGATGGAACAGACTACCTCGTGTTGGACTACACCATTATACAAGACAAAGATGACAATTTAGTGGAGTGGGCGAGTGAGATGAAGTTTAAGAGACTTTCAGACCACAAGCACTACACTATGCCGATGACTAAAATAATAACCAATTACAACGAGGGCAGAGCGAAACGCTGCAAATGCTAATGAGACCATTTGAACTACGTCAACTAAAAGTATCTAAAGAGCAATACTTCGCCCGTCTGGGATTCCAAGACAATGGAAGCCGTGCGCATAAAGAATCTACTGCAAGAGCAGCATTCGTATCAGCATTCCGCAACCACGCAACCCTGCACGAACTGGGTGAGGCCATAGACAAAGACCATTCAAGCGTAGCCTATGCAGTAAGGATGCACAAAGACCGCCTTATCTACGGGGATTATCAGCACTACTACAAGGTAGCCTGCTGCGTTCTTGAGGAGAACCCGATGGCCTGCATTGACAAGCCCGACTTTGAGGCGATGGAGCAGGAACTAAATAAACTCAATGAGGTGGTAGCGGAGTTATCTAAGTATAAAGAACTATATTTAACTCTTAAACGCACATTTGATGAATTTTAACGTAGGGCTTTACCCAATCTATGGGCTTATCGTAGGGGCTAACTGGTCAAAGACCGACTACCTTGAAGAAGATATTGTGATGCACACCGTTCAGTTTGCCCTGTTTGTGATAATCGTAGAAATCACTTGGGACTCCTCGCAGTATTAGCAAAGCGGCAGACCGATTGGATTCGGATGTGCAAGAGCTTTGGAGCAAGCGATGACCTTGCCCAAGAGCTTACGCAGGAGATGTACGTCAGATTGTACAAATATGTGGATGACGCGGAGAAAATAATGTACAACGAAACGGAGGTCAACACCTTCTTTGTGTACGTTACGCTGCGAAATATGTACGCCACGTTGATGCGCCAGAGGGCAAGATTTGAATTTGTGGATGTGGACATCCTTGAGGAGTTTATCTACGAGGAGGCCAACGAAGATGCGGAGGTACAACTCATCCAACTTTATGATAGGGTGTGGTCAACCCAAACTGACTGGCATTGGTACGACAAAAAGATATTTGCCTTGTACCACAACACCGATATGTCCATTCGCACGTTAGCGGATGAGACCAAGATTTCAGCACGTTCAATTTTCAACACACTAAAAAATGCAAGAGAGCGAATCCAAGAAGACTGCCAAGACACCTACCAAGCGTACAAAGAAGCCAAGCGGCTTGGGTGATACCATAGAGCAAATCACAACCGCCACAGGCATCAAGGCTGCGGTGGATTGGTTCAGCGAAGCCACAGGCGTGGACTGCGGTTGCGATGCCCGTAAGGAAAAACTAAACAAGCTATTTCGGTACAAGAAGCCTGAATGCTTGACCAAAGAAGAATACGAGTTTGTCGGCAAGATGCGAGGCAGGAACACCGTGACCGCTATTGAGCAGACGGAAGTGAATAGAATCTACAACCGAGTATTCAAAGACTCCGTGAAGCCAACTAACTGCGGCTCTTGCCTTCGTGGTAGGTTGCAGGAGCTTGAGACCCTATACAACGCTTATGGTCAGTAACGAGCGAAGGGTGTACTCCAATCAAGTTGGTGACATTACTGCCAAGAGATTTGTAGAGGCTTGCGAGGCCATTGGCTACTCCTGTGAGAAGTCAGACCGCAACACCGACATATATGACCACATTGACTACTTCGTTACACGGCTAAACGGAACGACATCCGTTGACGTAAAAGGAGGCAACCATCCCAATACCATCTGGGTGGAGTTCAAGAACGTAAAAGGAGATAACGGATGGATGTATGGCAAAGCCGAGTACATTGCATTTGATATGCCAGAGCTTGGAGGTTTTGTGATGGTGAGAACGCAGGAACTTGCACGGTTATGTGAGCAGATTGTAGAGCCTGTTTTTGTGACAAAGCAAGATGCTACAAGAAAATACTACCAAAGAGAAGGCAGAGAGGATGTGATAAGCAGACTTGAGTTGCCAGACATTCAAAGATTAGTTTCATTCAAAGTTTTAACCTATGCCAATCCCTCAACCCAAAAGTGGTGAAAAGCAATCCGAATACATCCAACGCTGCTTGGAGGCTATCGGAAGCGAGTACCCAGACAAAGACCAAGCAGTAGCAGTTTGCTACACACAATATAGAGA